ACATCACCACAGACCGCGTCGACGAAGAAGGCGAAGTCGTCGTGCCAGAAGGCATCGACTTCTCGCGTTTCAAGAAGACCGGCACGGTGTTCTACAACCACGACTATGCAGCACCCTGCGGCGTCTGCACCAGCATCAAGCACACCGATCGAGGCATCATGGCCGTGACTCAGTTCCCTGAGCGGCCAGAAGGCTACGAAGGCAAGTGGTTGCCTGATGAGGTGTTCGCCATGTTCGCCTCAGATCCGCCGATCGTGAAGGCGTTCAGCATTGGCTTCGCATACACCCAAGTGCGTCAGCCCACCAAGAAAGACTTTGACCGATACGGTCGCGATGACATCAAGCGAATCGTCAGCAAGTCACGCATGCTCGAATACAGCGTTGCACCCTTGCCCATGAACGAAGACGCCATCGCCGTACAAGTCACCAAGCAACTCAATGACGTCGGCAACGTTGCCGATGTATGTGATTGTTCGCAGGCATCGTGCGAGAACCCTGAGAGCGTCAACTGTCGGCAGGCGGTTGGAGAAGCAGAGCAGGCATCAGCGACTCAGCCAGAGCGAAGTTCTAATGATTCTGAAACAAAGGAAAAAACCATGTCGGAAGATATCCGAAAGAAGATGATGGTTGACCTCAAGCCAGATATGACCATCGCCGAACTCATGGCTGCCATGGAAATGGAAGATGAGGCCGACGCTGTGCGTGCTGAGGTTGAGGAAGACGTCCGTAAAGCAGAACACGATGACGAAGAAAAGAAGAAGCAAGATGACAAAGACGAGAAAGCAGCCAAGTCTGCTGTCGCCCTTGTCGCTGATCTTGTCAAGAAGCAAGCAGCAGAAGGCCGCCGTCGTGTTGCCGCTGCCACGCCAATCGTGACTGCACCTGTTCTCACCGGTAACCTGAAGCACCTGAAGGACGCCGAAACCGCACACGGTCTCGGTCAGTTCTTCTTGGGTTCCATGGGCAACAAGTCCGCACAACAGTGGGTCTCGGATCGCTACGGCGTCAAGGCACACGGCGAAACCAACAACTCGCTTGGCGGCTTCTTGGTTCCTGACGAACTGGAGCAAGCAATCATTGATTTGCGCGCTCAGTTCGGCAAGTTCCGTGCCAATACCCGCGTGCTCAACATGAGCCGTGACACCCTGCTCATCAACCGGATTGCTGGCGGCCTGACCGCTTCATTCGTTGGTGAAGGTTCTTCAATCAGCGAGACCGATGCTTCGTTCGACCAAGTCTCCTTGGTTGCTCGCAAGGCTGCCACGTTGACCAAGTACAGCCGTGAGTTGGCCGAAGATTCCGTTGTGAATCTCGGTGACTTCTTGGCTGGCGAAGTCGCCCGTGCGTTTGCCAACACAGAAGACGAAGCAGGCTTCAATGGTGATGGTACCTCAGGCAACGGCGGTATCGTCGGACTGAAGAACGCTGTTGGTTCTGCTGGTCAGAACACAGGTTCGGGCAACAACTTCGCTGCTTTGACTCTTGCTGACTTGACCGACACTGTTGGCTTAGCGCCTGAGTTTGTGTTCTCACAAGGAACACCAAAGTGGTACATGTCCACCCAGTTCTACCATACTGTGGTTCTCAAACTCCTCAACGCTGCTGGCGGCAACACCAGTCAACTGTTGGCCGATGGCGTGACAGTTCCTTCGTTGTTTGGATATGAGGTCGTGCTGACTGATGTCATGCCAAAATCAAGCGCTGCATCTACCATCTGTGCGTACTTTGGCGCACTCGAACTCGGAGCAACGATGGGCGACCGTCGGCCAACCGAGATTGCCGTGAGTGAAGATCGCTTCTTCGAGGCCGACCAAATCGGTGTTCGTGGAACGACTCGCTTTGATATCAACTGTCACGATGTTGGCGATGGCAGCACTGCCGGTGCTATCGTTGCACTCAAGACTTCCTCTTAATTGAAAGGCTGATACCAAATGATCTCCCTTCAAGACATTACTTTCAAACACTTCTCCGAGAACGATGCTTCGGCAGGGACCAAGGAGATTGACACCCTGAACGCTGACTACCTCGTCATTCAGTTCTTCACCTCTGGTGGATCGAATGGCGCGATGGATGCACTCAAGTTGCAAGAGTCCGACGCTTCTGGTTCCGGTCAAGCCGATATCTCCGGCACTGACTTGTCCAGCACCGTCACCTCTCCAACAAACGTTGCCGCTGATGATGGCTGTGCTCTGTACTTCGTTGACCTTCGCGGTCGCAAGCGCTACATCACCATCTCGTTCAACGGGCCTGCCTCGTCCAGCAACTACGTGGCTGCGTTCACTCTCAACGATCAGCGACCTATCACCGCTGCTTCTGCCGACTGGCAAGGCCGCGTGATCATCTGATCATTCACAACCCGTGACCTTCCTCTCAAAGGCCCGGCAGTCCATTCGTGGCTGCCGGGCTGAGGGGGGAAAAGGAGACTGCTGATGGCTCTGGCTGACAACGCACTCGTTTCTCTGGCTGATGCAAAGGCGTACTTGGGTGTCGGCACTTCTGGTGACGATGCCTTGATTGAGCGTTTGATCAACGCAGAGTCAAGCCGCATCGAGCGGTACTGCGACCGCAACTTCAGAAAGCAGTCATACCGCGAGTCGTACAATGGCTCCGGTCAGCGACGACTTCGCCTTCGCAACTATCCGGTGATTGGAATCAGCCGCGTTGCGATTGGCAACAAGATCGCTTTCAGCGTCAGCAGCGACACCGCCAGCGACCTGCGTTCGGTTGTTGAGGTACGCAGCGACCGCTTGATTCTGACCCGTCACCAGTCAGACGGCACGAAGACGACGAGCAACCTTGTCTTCGCATCTGCCAACAATGACACGGCTTCGGGCCTTGTCGATGCAATCAATGCCGTGTCTGGCTTTGATGCAACCCTCTTGACCAACTGCTTGAGCGTTGACTTGTTCCGGCAGGGCGGCGTCAACGTCATGCTCTCAACCGCACAGATCGAGTTCCCTGACCGCGACGATATCCCGTACCGCGTGCATGATGATCGTGCCACGCTCGAGTTCGTGGATTCTGCCGATATGCTGTTCTTCGGCAAGCACACCGACGCAGGGCTTCCAATGCCACATACCTTCGGTGGCATCCTTGTTGAGTACGACGCGGGCTTTGACGGACTGAGCGAGATTCCTGCTGACCTTGCCCAAGCCTGTATTGAGTTGGTGCAGTTTGCATATAGCAACAAAGCCGAGAACCCGACCATGCAATCCGAGTCGATTGGCTCATACTCGTACACCCGTGCAGCCGACCCGATCCGCTCATCTGATCGTATTCGAGAACTGTTGGCCCAATTTGTAGATCGGAAGTCATGAGCGTCACCGAACTCATCACGAAGCACGGCGTATCAATCACCATCCAGACTGCCTCAACGTCAAGAGATGCGTCTGGCTTTCCAACGCTGACATACTCGAACGGCTCGACCGTCACCGGGTTCATTCAGCCAGCCGGTGCTTCGGAGCCTCTGCAAGCAGGCCGTGACGAGATGGTGATCACGCATCGAGTGTACTTCGACGCAGGCGTTGACATCGCACCAACCAACCGGCTCAAGTTCACCGATCCCGCAAACAGCGACCTTCGGTTCTTGGAGGTGGTCGGCGTGATCAAGCCCGGCATGTTCTCCGGTGCTGCGTCGTTGGCTCACGTTGTGGTTGACTGTTCAGAGGACTCGACGGCGGTATCATGAGTTATAAGTTCGACTCAAATTTAGGGAAACGATTAGGTGAGGCGATTGCTGCTAACGCGGTAAGGGCAGCGGCTATATCAATAAGAAAGACTGCAAAGGATCTTGTCAATCGTGGTGCGTCTGAAAAGCGGGTGAACTCAAAAGGTCGCCGAGTTTGGGCGAGTGGTTCAAAATCACCAAACCCACCATTCAACTTTACAGGTGCGCTCTTTCAGAATATCAAAGCCGATCTGAGAAACGCCAAAGGAGCAAGACCCTCGGCGAGAGTTGGACCAGATGGAAAGATCATTCCCTACGCTGCTCGGCTTGAGTTTGGCTTTGTCGGTACTGACAGAAAAGGTAGAACAATCAATCAAGGGCCACGGCCATACATGCGTCGAGCGTTAAGTGAGGGAGCCAAAAAGGCAAACAAAGCGGCAATGCAAGCCGCAAAAGATGCCATGCGCAAGTTTGCTAGACGTGGAGGAAGATCATGAGTCAAGACGTTGTGAAAGCGTTCTACACCCAATTGATCAGCCAGCAATTCAACTTGCTCGGCTTCTATAATGCGGTGGGTGGCCGTATTTACGAGCAAGAAGCACCGGCGATGAAAAACACGCCGTTGGCTATCTTCCAGTTAATTAGCGCTCCTTTCGAGGAAACCTTCAACAGGAGCACAGTCAAGGACTATCTGTTCCAAGTCGATATCTACAACAGAAAGCAAGATGGTATGGCGGCATTGGGTGCACTCCAGACCAAATTGTTTGATCTTATGCAACACGGCACGCCATTAATCGACAACCATGATCGTGCCCTCATCGAATGTACCAACGACGGTATTCGCTCAGTGGAGGGCGAGTACCTAAGAGTCACCACTGAATTCCGGCTTCGCACTGGGGCCACAGTCTAAGGATCTATAAACATGGCACGTATCTCAGGTTCGGACGGATCTTGCTCCATCACCGGCTACAAAGTTCTTTTCAATACTTGGTCTGCAACTTTCAGCCAGCCCATCATTGAACTCACCGCCTTCGGTGACACCTTTGCCGAGAAGAGTGGCGGTGTCATGTCTGGCACTTTCTCTGCTTCTGGCTTGATGCAGAAAGACGTTGACGGCGAACCAATGCCAACGCCCGGCGGTTCAATCGCTATGGCGAGAACTGGCGTTGCTGTCGAACTCAAGGCCGCAACCGGCGACGATTGCATGTGGAGCGGTAACGCTGTCATTGGTAGCGTTTCCCCAACCAGCACGATGAATGGTGAGGCGTCTTGCTCGGTTGACGGCGAGTTCACCGGAGCCATCACACTGACTTGGGATGAGTCCTAAAAGATGGACCGAAAGCGGCAGCCAGATGATTGGTTGACGGTTGTTCAGTTCAAGGGACTCAAAACCGGCAAGATCATCACGAGGAAGTGTGGCAGCAATGCTGAAACTATTGAAGAGGCACAAAGCCTTGCTTTATCGTATTACTATCTGACCAACGACATCAACCGTCTGGTCAGTATTGAAACCAAGCGGCGGCGGGATTGGACGGAAACTACAGTCTCGCTGCCGCCACATCTGAGAGGAATGACATGATTAAGGAAGTCACGATCACACTCGACGGGCAGGAGTTCACGGTCAGCCGTCTGTCTGTTCGCAAGATCCACGAAGTGGGCCACCAAATCTTCCACGTTCGCCGCAAGGAGTTAATCAGCGACTGCCAAGCGGTAGGCATGGACAATGACCAGACCGTTGCCAAAGTGTCCGAGTTGCGGCAAGCATGGGATCAAGGCACCGAAGTCAAGCGACAGGCATACACCGAGTTGGGTGCCCGTATGTTTATTGCGTCTGCACTCACTGATGCAAAGCATGACCCAGACGTGCTTGACGCTGTTGACGATCTTGCCGAGTTGGCTTCTGCGTCTGCCGAGGTCTGTGGCCTCTGGAATCCGTTCGCCGACGGCAATGACGAGCCGGTCGAGATTGACCCTGATGCCGAGGAGATCAAGCCCAGCAATCAAGGGTAAAGCCGGGTGTGAGTTGTGTTCGGCGTGATTGGCTCAGAGAGCGGGCCTACATCGCTCACTTCTTCCCCGGCGTTGGTGAGCCGATAAATCTAACAATGCCCGAGTGGAATGGTCTGCTTGGGCAAGTTCCTGAGTTGGCAAAAATGAGGTGACTTCGTGGCAGACATTCCTGCTGGTTCTCTGACCGTCAAAGTTGACGCATCGATCAAGCCACTCGAGGACGGCTTGAACAAGGCGAAGCAGAAAGTCGCTCAGGCCGACAAGGCTATTCAGCAAACGACGGAGAACACAAAGCGCGGCTTCTTCGAGGCTGGCGGCAAGGTCAAGGACTTTCAAACCAAACTCTCTGAGTCGCTTGGCGTCATCGCTGGCTTTGCTGCTGCGGCCCAGTTGATCGGTGGGCTGGCGGATGGTTTCACGGCTGCACGCGAAGCCGTCAAAGAAGCCAGCGATACACTCGACGCGCTTGACAAAGGAACGGCTGCGTTCCTCCAGAAGGTTCCTGTCCTCAATAACTTTGCCAACTTTGGTCGATCACTTGCCATCGGCCTTGGTCTTGCCACCGATGAAGTCAAAGAGTTGCAAGAGGCTCTTGAGGCTACCCGTCGAGAGCAAGCCCTGTTCACTGCTGCTATTGGCGGACAGAACCAGTCGCTTGCAAATCAGGCACAGATCCAAGAACTGCTAGGCAACACGCTTGAAGCCAACAGGCTCAAAGCAGAGCAAGCCTTCAAGGCACAATTGAAACAAGCAAACGAACTGCGTGCAGAGGCCCGCAAGTTTGCGCAAGAGCAAGGCACTTCGGTCAACGAAGGGCGTGCGGGTGTTGCTCAGAGACAAGCAGAAGAACTAGAAAAGCAAGCCCGGCAAATCAAAGAACTGACCATCCAAGCCGCCGAGCGCGCTGAAGAAGAGAGGCTCATTGCTGAAGAAGCAGCAAAAGCCAAAGAAGAAGCCGACGAGGCGAGAAGGATTGCAGAGCAGCAAGAACGCATTGCGTCGGCCCGGCTTGCCAAAGAACAGCAACTCAGTGCGGCGATTGCTGACATCACGCAAGACCAGCAAGATCGTCTGCAGATTGCAGAGTTGGAACTGCAGATTGCACAGGCGACCAGCCAGACTGTCAAAGAAGAGTTGCAGCAATCGCTCGAACTCGTCAAGGCAGAGAACGCATTGCGTGACGCTTCCGAGAAGGTCAACGATCTGTTCGCCGAACGTATAGAACTGGCGAAGCAAAGTGGTGCTGCCGAGGCTGATCTGGCAAGCATTGAGCGTGAACGCCTGAACTCATTGGACCGCCTGAAGCAAGAGTTTGAAGCCAAGGAGCAGCAGCGTGCTACTGAACTTGCACGCAAGCGGAAAGAAGAGGCTGAAGCACTTGAGAAACAGAAGGCGGAAGCGGCCAAGAAGGCGGCTGAGGAGTCGGCAAGGAAGCAGCAAGAACTGCTCAAGA